ACAAAACAACTAATTTTAACGTGATTTAGTGTTTCTGCAGAAAAACTCAAGAAAAATTTTAACGTTATTGGTCTTTAAACAAAACATCAAAACTAGACTTAAAAGAACCAAGATGATACTTTAAAGTTCTTAACTCAGCTTTGGCTTTACTCAGAGAAATCTCTAAATCACCAATCTTCTTTTGGTTTTTAAGATAATTAACAGTACAAAATTCAACAGCTTTTGAATTAGTGTTAATATCATAACTTAACTTAACCTGAATAACAGCTTCCTCAAAATCAGGAGAGACGTTTCTTAAATCAATGTTCATAATAAAATTATTTAATAGTTAATATTCAAATACTTTCTAAATAAATCAAAATACCGGTCATACGTTAAAACAGGGATATCAAATATATTAGTATGGCTGTTTGGCTCAATTCCAAGCGTTTTCAGACGCTTTTTATACCTGTAGAACGTTCTATCAGGAATAATGCCTTTTAATGCGTGTATGTCTGTAAATTGCGTTAATAACGCAAGCATTACCAATTGGCTTTGATTACCCAATTCTTTCTCACGTTCTTTGGCAGTCCAAACGGTCTTTTTTTCATCATATTTCTGCATAATCAAATTTGAAATGTCAGCAACGGACATTTTTAAAGAAATCTGATAGGTTTTGACCCTATCCCAAAACCAATTGTAAACAGCAAGAAAAAGACCTTTAGAAAAAGTATTATGCTTCATTTCCGACATGTCCTGCACAGAAACAAATTTATAATCAATATAGCAGTCGAAATCGCTTTCAAGAAAAAAACTATAAGTAAAAGTAAACTTGTCAACTCCTTTTTTCCTGTAATACAAATTACAGTCGTTTACAAATTTAACGCGCTCCTGATTTTCCAAAGTATCAACGCGATCTAAAAGATAATTAAAAAGACCTTTCCTTGCAGTAAGCTCATAGCGCAACATTCTATCAGCCAAATCTGAAACCTCGCCCAAATGCAAATTAAAAGGATTAGCTTTCATAAGCTGTTTAAGGTCATTCTTTTTAAACTCGCTTCCTTTATGGTAAATCTTGAAACTGTATTCTTTGGTTTTATAAAAGATGGTCTGAGCTGTGCTAACGCCCAAATCATCGCTTTCAGAATAAGCGACAAATTTATTGGTGTCGCTATTGGCATGCTTAATATTGATATTTTTCTGTTCTTCCAGATATCTAAGAGCATTTTCTTTAGTATCGAAAATCTGATTAAAACACAAATCAATACGATTTATTTCTATATCCTTATTATCAGGCTTTAGAGTAAAATAGGTAATAAAAAAATGATGCAAAAAATGTAAAAGTTTATCATAGGTAAATTCTGGGGTTTGGTCTCTCATATCAACAAACTGCATAACGTTTGTTGAATATACAAATTTTGGAATAGAAAAATTGAACTCTATAAAATCACGGTCAAAATGAGGTCTCAAATTCAACTCGTAATGGCTACTAGGCATTTTCATTTTAGTATGAATAGTAAGAGGCAAAACTTTACCGCTATCGCCGTAAATTATAGCTTTTTTATCCAATGTTTGGTTATGGCTATGCCTAACCTTTGCGCTGATAAATTCTTCCTTTAAAATATTGTGCATCAATAAATGGTTCTTTTCAATATTATGAACACGTATAACAATAGTATCAATCATATTTAAAGGTTTAAAAAAAGCCTGAGAAAACTCAGGCTTTTTAATAGGTTAGAAAAATAGCAGCTTAAATTTTTAACTGCCTGTGAATTTCCTTCTGATTTACGACATAGAAACCGCCAGCAATAGCCAAAGCAACCAACGCAAACCAACTTTTATTCTTTGCGACCAAATCGGGCGTTAATTCCTTTTTGAAAAAAGGCAAAAGAATTGGATTCTTCATATTAACCCAGTCTACAAAATTTTCATAAGTTATTTTACCATCGTTATCAATGTCGATACCACGATTAGGTATATAAGCGGTGCTTTTGGTAGTGATAACGTCTGTTTTGTCATTAAGCCAAGCAGGACGGAAAACAGCCAAATAAACATCATAGCCATTAAAAACTTTGTCTTTATACGGTTTGAAATACTTATAAACGTACTCCAACTGCTGAACACCGTTCATAAGCTTTAAATTAGCCGTTGTTGTACCCAGATTTTTAGCCGTAGCTTCCATAAACTGTATAAGTCCTGTAGCGCTAGATTTAGTATTCTTAATCGCAGGAGAATAAGTCCCTGCGGTTTCAACATACATAACAGCATATAACCATTCTTTAAACCAACCGAGACGGTCTGCAACTTCCTGCATCTTTTTATCGAAAGCCTCATAACTGACACCTGCGCCATTATAACGAACACCCGCATAACTTACGGGTTTCGTTCCATTAATAATATCTTTAAACTGCTCCATTATTCCGCGTGATTTCTAATTAATATAAATGATTTATCCAAATGAGCTTGTACGCCAAAATTCATTTCGTAAAAACCTGTACTTTCAACAAAAGCACTATAAGTGTTATTGTCGTTACTGTCAACAGCATCAAAACGAGTTAAAGACCTTACTTTAAAACCTGTCAATTGCGTAATTTGAACGGAAGCCTTTTTGTTTTGAACCGTATTAAAATCTATAAAAGGAGGTTCATAAGCATAAGAGTATTGAACCTCTGCATTAAAAGGGAAATCGACCAAAATGTCAAAATAAGGAAAATCAGCAACCTCAATTAAATAATACTGTCCAATATCAGCAGTAACAGAAAACTGATAAAGGTCTCCTACTTTCTCAGGATAACGCGGAGGTTCTCCCTCACCGCTAACCTTAAAGAAATAAGGAGATTTGACAACTAAATCAGAATCCTCAAACCAATCTACGTACGATTTGCCATTTGATATATCCCCTTTTTCCAAAGGAGATTCATCATATTCAATCTGAACATTACCGTTGAAACCTTTTGTATTATATGCAAATTGATCGATAACCGCAAAACCTAAAAAATGAGCGTTAACATTAATATAACCGCCATGCCTTTTCATTTTTGTAGCTTCGCCCATATAAGAGGCGTGACTTTCCCTATTTGAAACATAGCAAACCAACTGTCCATCAGAATTAACCAAAGAAGCATCATCCCTATCTTCATTTTCTCCACCCGAGAAAGCGGTTAAATTCCAATAACCCCAAAAAGAACCTCCAAAAGGCTTTTCATCGTTAGGGTCGTTGTTCCAATATCTAGGAAACCAACCGTCAGGCTCACCCGAATTAAAAGACCTTTCTATAAGAAAAGGCTCTCTATTTGGATAAAGCTTATCGAAAAAATAATATAAATCAGGCAAACCATTTTTTTGGTTAAGCTTCTGAAGCTCAACTAAAATTTTACCATCGGTCGAAAGATCTCCCGACAGTTTTTGAAAAGCTAGTACACTCATTACAAATCGATTTTAAAGCCAATAAAAGTCACATAGACGTCATAAGCGGTTGATAAATGAGAAAGCTCCATAGATTTAAAAAACTCAAATCTTTCTGAACTTTCGTTAACAAAATTCTCTTTCTCTATATAGCGAGTAATACGCTTATTTTCAGAACGATTTATCGAATTGCTAGAAAGCATCGACTCAATTTCTAAAACAATAGTCGTATTCACTAAAGGAGAAAGATTTGGATTAATATCCAAAATAACTTTGCCCCAATATAACGACTCAGTTGTTTCCGTGGCTCTCTGCATACCTGCATCCGAGCCTAAAATAAAAGAAAAAGGAGTACAAGCCTTAACGGCTTTAGTAGTATGGTAAAGCTCCAAATACGACAAACAAAAATCAATCGTATTCGGGTCTTTAGCCTTTACATAATCAATAGGAATAGTTGAAAAATCCATAATTAACCGAGATTAGCGTTTTTAAATATTTTATCAAATTTAACCCTAACAGGAGAGTCCACGCCCCATTGACCACCCTGAATAGTCTCAACGAGATTCTTTTTGTCTCCCGAGAACCAAAGATGAGAAATCTCACGAACTCCATAGGCTGAAAAAACACGTTTTGTAACTGTAGCGCTTGTAAAGTATTCTGCACATTTAAGCATTTCAGCGCTATTAAACTTAGTCCAAAAAGTATTGCAGAGCTCATAAATGCGATTAGCGATAATCTTATCTTGAGTCGTTATTTTATCCTTAACGCCTACTTGGTTAGAGACACTTTCCTGTATTTCCTCATGAGCCATTTCTTCTGGACTCTGCTCTTTTGGAATTATAGATTTAACAATCTTGTAGAGCGCAAAAGCGCCTACAGCTATAAAAATCAAAAAGGGGATGCCCCCTCTTTGAAAATTTACGGCAAATTTATCTAATATCTTCATAGTCTTGCCATTTTTTAAGGATTTTGCGTTCTTTTTTGCTAGGTCTAGAGCGCTTATCGTCTTGGTCTTCTTCTTCCTCAGAATCAGCAGTTTTCGCAAGATTTCTTTTAATCAGCCAACCACTAATTATAATAAATAGCACGTATAAGGCTAGTCTTGCCATTGGCTTGGACATAAAACCAATACCTCTAGTCAAAAGATTGACTTTAGGCAAATCAACTTTTTTACCTTCCAGACTATAGACCGCTTTTTGATATTCTTCTTGCGTTCCCGTAGTTGGTACTTTTTCAATCTCTTGGTCTAATTGAAAGTTAATCTCTTTTGCTTTTTCGTAATTTTCCATAATGGTTTGCTGTTTGTTAAAATAATCTTGCAATTGAACTCTAAGAACCGACTGTGAAGCCTCTGCCATTGGTTCTACTTTATTTAGGCAGTTTAATAGAAAAGATGCTAAATCCACGTTAATAAATTTTATAGGTTATTACTTTTTTCTCGTTAGCAGGACAACTAACAAAACCGCTCCAAGCGCACCGCCAATATACCATTTTGTGTTCTTATCAAGACCACCTTGAATAGTGACATCTTTTGTGCTTTTTGACAAAAAATCGTTCAATTTAGCGCTTAAAGGGTCTAAGGGGCTAGGGGCAGGACTAGAAACAACCTGTTGTTGGCTCGCTCCTGCCTGAGAATTTGCCAAAGCTTGGTCGATCTGTTCTTGCACACTCGGACCTTTTTTCATTTGAGCACCACTGCCCAAAATACCGCCTGTGTAGTTCGAAGCAACACCACGTATGATGTTGCCTAAGAACGTACCGCCTTCTTTTCGTTTAAAAACTTTTTTTAAGAAACCCATGTTTTTTTAAGGATTAAAGGTTATACAGTTGCTGGCACTTTTGCAATGTCAGCGCTTTGGTGCTTCTCTTCCATAGCAACCGCTTTTTGAAGAATTTCAAGAGAGGTTTGAAAGTGAGAACGCACCAAATAAATAGTGTTTTCTCGGATTTTAGCAGGGTTCATTTTTAAATGAACTTTAGCCGAATCGATTTCAATATCTTCATGAATCAAATAAGAATCAACCTCGTTCGCGTGGCTTCTGACTGAATCCTCAATACATTTAGAATGCTCTAAAATCAATTGATTAGAATTAAAATTCTTGTCTAAACGGTCAGATGACAAGGTAACGTCTGTAAAGGCATTAGGGATATTACTAACATCGTTTGTCATAGACAACAAAGCAATTCTTGTAACATCATTACCAAGATTTACCAAATCAGTAGCCTGATTGGCACGAATAGAGTAAGAAGTCATAAAAGGGATGAATTTTTCAACTCCAATACTTGGAGACGTACGAACGTCACAAATACAAGCATTAGCATCCAATTCCGCACCATAAGCACCGCGAACAACATTCACATAAACCTCCAAAACATCATTGTCTTTTAAGTTGATATGAGCAGGCCAATTGGTATTCCCTGAGAACGGAATATAAACCAAGTGAACCATTTCTTTTGCTGCCAATTTTACTCCCTCTTCCCATTGGTCGCGACCTTGAGTAATAGTGCTGTATTTTGCCAATAAAGCCAAATTTTCAGAGAAAAGAACGTAATCTTTACCGCCTCTTTTCAGAGTAGCTTTAATATGGACGTTAGACGGGTCTAAAAATTTCGGAGTATCAGAAATATAGTCGTTTTTACTTCCACTTGCAAACGAATCATCGTCAACGCCAATAAGAGTGAAACAAACATCAATACCAGATACGGTTTGGTTCATTAATTTCTCGGTTTCCGAGCTTAAATATTTAATAGTCATAGCTAATTTTTTTTATGGCTTTTGCCTGATTAATAATAACGAACTTTTTAAAAGAAGTTCTAACTCAAATGATAATGATTAGGCTGTTTTTTTTCCTGTAAGTTTCTTAAAAAATTCAAGAACTTTTGTTTTGTTTTTGATAATCAAAAAGATGATTACTCCGATTACAGCGAATTTAATGTACTTTGACATATTGTTTCTTCGATTAGTGGTTGTTCTTCTTCTTGTTCTTCTTCTCTGTCTGTAGTTGCTGTATGTTCTACGCATTCTACCAAATGAGGGTCTGAATCTTCTAAAGCCTGTAAAACGTTTAGAACGTGGACGTTGTGCCATGATAATAAAAGTTAAAATTTAAATAAAATAAGTGTTTTGCAAGTTAATGCGAGAAAATGTAAGAATGAGCCTGTAAGAGTGCCACACGTGGCAGTAGTTAGTGTATGTTATAGGCTCACACTAACCAAAAAAAATAAATGACAAAATAAGCTGAACCGCTAGGAAAAACGGCAATTTAAGACCTAATCTTAACTTACATAAGGGTAACAAGGGAGCTTTTACATGAAAACAAAGCTCAAAACCGCCTTTTAAATGCGCCTTTGTAAGAAAATCCAGCAACTAAAAAAATCAAAGAACTATTTACCGAGCGCTTGGCGCTACCGCTTGGCTCTACTCGGGGTCATAAATTTGGGGGACAGCCCAAATTTATGAATGGTTTCGGCTAACGCCGAGTTTTAATTTTTAGTTTATCTGTCACGAACCAAGCGAGGAAATAGCCATTTCCCTCTCGCTTGGAGATGCCCAAAATGCGATTACCTAAAACGCGGATAATCTTTTTTGAGCCAATCCAAGTAAACAAAATAAGATTCCTTAATGTACTTATCCAACCCTATAGTTTTAATCTCGTAAACATGGAAAATAACACCTTTTTTAGTGTATCCTCTTCTAACGAACTTTATAAAACAGAGCCTTTCGGAACAAATATCTTTAAGAACATCTCTTTGAAACTGGTTGTAAATAGACAATTCCATGACTATAAACCAACGTCAACATTTTGCTTTTTAAAAAGAGGAACAATCCATTTTGAAACAGCAAATTTAATTGCCGAAACAATAAGAGAACCTGCAATCGCAATAAGTTGAGTTTTAACGCTTGTCGGGTCTACGCCTTGAACAACGTCTAATGCAACGATACCGCCAGCGCTTTGCGCAACAGTAGAGGTAAGTAATTTAGCAACAGCCATACACAATAATTTAAGGTTAGTATTATTTTCTCTTACAAAACACCTTAAAATATTTGAGATAAAAAAGGAAAAAATAACCTTTTTTTTAAGAAAAATCGTAAAATATTGAAAATCAATACTGTAACTTTTTTTATTTCAGTAAGATATGTAAAAAATTTCTTATTTATTGAAAATCAGTAAGTTATACAATACCAATTAAACCATTTATTGCACAATATTTCAAAGAACAAGAGACAAAACGCTACAAATTATGAATTGCGTTCGAAACCCTTACAAAATTTGACAAAGTCGGGTTATTGTCAGACTTAAAAAATTTGCAGAGATTCTGCACACTCATTCCGCATTCATTAGAAACCTGAGTTTTAGTAAGCTTCTTAATCTCCATTAAATCGCTTAAATTATCAATCATCGCTTTAGTTGTCATTGTAACAACCTTTTCCAAATGATACTCAACAGGCAAACCATTAACATAAGAATCAAAAGAATCGATAATGCCATTGGTGCGATTATCAACCAAAAACAAACTAAAAGGAATATCAAAATCAATTCCATTCTGCAAAGTATCTTTCATGAAAGCCTTTGCTTCTTCGAGGTCGGTAAACGGCTCATTGAAAGAACCGTTTTTCAAATCGCCTCGAGCTTCATAAACTACTGAATACATCATAATTTAAAATTTACGACAAAGTATTGTGACATGTCAAAATGAGTAAGAATGTGGTTATGGTCTTGGTTAGTTTTTTCTTCAAAAACCGATACGATAAAATCGTAAATCGGAATATCCACCACCAAACCAAGAGGGCAAACAACAGGATAACCAAGCGGAAAAGAACGCCGAAGCTCCTTATTAGAAGTGCAGTAAACGACATTAGCAGGGGTTTTTAAGATATACATTAGAATCCAAATAAATGAAATTTGCGAAAGATAGAAAGACTCATAAAAAGCAAAAGCAAGAACAAAAAACATACAGCGTAAACTATAAGAATAATTCGGAAAAATTTAGAATGTGTACACATAGCTCAAAGGTTAAAATAATAATCAACAATAAAATTCCATTCCGAATCCGTACTTCTAAAAGTGTATTTAACAAATTCGGGAAGCAAACCCAAAACATCTGGAACAATGCAAGAAATATTCATTTCATTAAACAAAATTTCCATCTTTAAACGGTAATCGCTCGCAATGTCCAAATATCGGGTGCTATACTGAGGGTCGCTTTCAATAAAAAGTTGTTCCGCTCTTAGCATAATTTTTTTTGTCATAAAGAAAATCTTGAATAGAATGATAATAATCTAAAAACAAAAGCTCAAAAACAATAGTTAAAATGTGCATGATAGATAAGGTTAAATTAAACTGTTACTTTTTTTGTGATAGTTTGTAATTCTCTTCAAGATTTACCTGATAATCTTGAATAATCTTAACGCTTAAAGCAGAGCGCGTTACATCATCAAAATAAACGCGCTGACCTTGATAATAGCCAAACGCCTTATTATAGCCTTTGTTCTCAAAAGCATACTTAACAGAAAGAAAAAGCTCTTCGGCTTTTTTCAACTCAGAAGTTAAAAAAGTTCTTTTACTTCCAATATTTTTCAGAGTATTCAATACACCATCCAAATATTCAGCAGAAATAGTTCTAAAATGTGCCATAATTATATGTGTTATTTATTACACTTCAAAAGTAATTATGTGTTATTTATTACACAAGTTTTTTAACATTTCTTTAACAATAAAACATAAAAAAAAGGGGATTGCATTACGCAAACCCCTTTAAAACAACGTTATTATTTTCTGCAGATCCTGG